CGTAGCATCTTACAACGCAATTCATGGCACAGACTTCGTGCCGACAGACATCACACAATTAAAAGGTGAAGACCTTGGAATCGTGGACACGGATAAGTACATTTACTTACTTACTTACTCATTTCCCTGTCAAAGTTTATCGGTGGCAGGATTGGGACACGGTATGGAAGAAGGTTCGGGAACACGTTCTTCTCTTTTGTGGGAAGTAAAAAGGCTTTTAACGGAAACAAAGAATAAGCCACAGATACTTCTTATGGAGAATGTTCCGCAGGTACATTCCGAAGGAAAGAATCTAAAGTCATTCATCAAATGGCAACAGTTCTTGGAGTCCTTGGGATACATAAGTTTTACAGAGGACATCCAAGCAAATCAATACGTAGCACAATCACGAAATAGATGCTTTTGCATCTCATTACTAGGAAAGTACACCTATCACTTTCCGCAGGGCCATACTTGCGACAAGGTCATGAAGGACTACTTGGAAGATGAAGTGGACGAAAAATATTACATTACGTCCGAAAAAGCGCATGAGCTAATCGACAAGTTAGTCAAGGAAGGAAAGATTCCTGTAGACAGACAGACAGACAGACAGACAGACAGACAGTTGAGTTGTCTATCAAACCAAGACCAATCGATAGAGCCAACGCAATCCTTGCAAGAGAAGACAGGGGCATTTCAAGAATCGGTGGTCAAGGATCAGGAGTTGTTGAGTATGGGGTTCTTAACTGATAAACCCCACGAAAGCACGGAAGTATTTTCAGAGGAAGGAGCATCAAGATGCCTTCAAGCAACGGAGAACAAACATCCGCAGAAGATTATACAGGTAAAACGCATCTGATTTTTAGGGGGGGTTGAACCTCATGGAAGATGGGACTTGCAGAACCATCAAGAACCAATACTTCAAAAACTCCACCGACAATTTTCTTTCTCATGGAACATTTGGAGCAACAGGAGTCTTAGAGATTTATGAAATCCGAGATGAGTGAATGCATTGGTGGAATTTCCGACCACAAGTGGGGTGGACAGTACCACCAACAAGACAGAGTTTATTCAATGGGCGATCAGGCACTTGCCCTAAACGCACAAATACCAAGAGGTTCTTATTTATATATGGAAGTTAAAAAACTAGGAAACATATACGGCTTCACAGGCGGCAATTTCGCAGGAAGTGTTTGGGATAAGGAAGGTTGCTCACCAACCATTTCCACCATGCAAGGTGGGGGGCAAGAACCAATGATAGTCCAAACAGTAGCAATGCGAGGAAGGGGCGAACCCGGACACATCAAACAAAACTTAGAAATAAGGGGAGACATAGCCAACACCTTAACGAGTGTAGAGAAGGATAACTTGGTTATGGAGATAAAGATGCCAAAGGAATTAAACAAGTGGGTTTGGGAAATCAACGGAACGAAGTACCTGATCCGCATCAGAAAACTAACACCAAGAGAGTGTTGGAGACTAATGACCTTTTCAGATGAAGACTTTGATAAAGCCGCATCGGTCAATTCAAACACTCAGTTATACAAACAGGCAGGAAACGCAATAGTAAAAGACGTTATTGCAGACATAATACGTCAATTAATGTAGGAGAGCTTATGCCAAAGGTAACTTTGAATCCTATGCAAAGGAAAGCATGGGAGATAGAAAGATACATTCTAGGAGAAATGAAACTCCGTCATATAACTCAAAAAGACCTTGCAGACGCATGGGGCATAAGTCAACCTGCGGCAAGGTATTTAATCCACAATGCGATGAGCATTTCTTATTCACAATTATTAACCATATTTAACGTCCTTGAAACATCGGATGAGGACAGAAGGAGACTAACCACATTATGAAGAAGGTTATAGGGGCATTATTGATAATGGCATTGGGGTTAATTTTAGTGCAGCCACCACCTGTGGAAGCAGAACCCATTGTGTTAAAAGAGTATCCTCTGTTAGTCCGGGCAGAACCCATATTAATAGAAGAAACTCCGACACCGACATCAAGTGAGTTTAAGCCTTATGAGTTTATTCCCTTAAGCGATGACTTGCAGATTCACTTAAATAGGAAGTGCGAAGAAATGGGAATCGACTTCTTTCTAAGTGCCGCACTAATGGAATCGGAATCTTCCTTTATAGAAGATGCGATATCAGAAGACGGAAAAGACATAGGACTGTTTCAGATCAGGGCATCCGTATGGCAGAAACACTTTGAAGAGATGGACTTGGACATACATGAACCCACACAGAACATAGAGTGCGGACTTCATATATTAAAAGACCTATTGGATAAGTATCCTGTAGAAACGGCTCTCCAATGTTATAAGTGCGGAGAGACAAGAGGACTAGAGCTTTTAAGGGAAGGAATCAAACTAAGTGTTATTGATGACATCTTGGCAAGACAAAAAGAATGGCAAAGAAAAGAGCCGCAATAAAGCGACTCAATTCAAGAAAAAGATGTTTTTGCTTACGTCTTAATTAATTATACCATGAAAGGCTAAAAAACTCAAGAAAAATGGGACTTTGGGAGTCCCTAGAGTTCTTGCTAAAAGTATTAACTATTCGACCAAGGAGACCATATGCCATACATCGAAGAGGTATGTGTAGCAGGGTCGACTGTCGAGGTATCTAAATACTATTCCTACCGGGTACATACAAAGGGTGAAAAGAGACTGTCATCGGATAAAGAGACATCCGATGCACAAAAGAAGATAAACCAAAGACGAGCAGGGATTAAGTTACGCAGGCTCATGAACAACAATTTTGAAGATGGGGATTACCTGATCCGATTGGATTTCCACGAAGTACATCCCGAAACGTCTGAAGAAATGCAGAGCTTAATGAGTAACTTCATCCGAAGACTCAAGCGAGAGTACCAAAGGACAGGGGTTGACCTTAAATATATATACGTCAAGGAGTTGGGAAAACGTGGTGGAAGACATATCCACTTGATGGTGAATAAAAACTCCGCAGACATAATCAGAAAATGTTGGGGATATGGGGGCATACATATAGACCCCTTAATAACAAACGGCCAATATCGAAAGATAGCGGAGTATTTCATCAAGTATGCCGCCAAGACTGAAGAGACCGAAGGAAAATTAGTCGGTAAACGTTGGTACGCATCACGAAATTTAGTACCACCGAAAGTCCGCAAAAGAGTAATTGCATCCCACACATTCCAAAACAAGGTCAGGGTATTAAACGGATATTACCTCGATGAAGACACCGAGCGACACGGAATATCAGAATCAACAGGATATGAATATTTTTCATATACATTAATCAAAGTTAGACCACCAACAAGGAGAAAAAGAGATGGGTAAAATTCAAGCAACAGGCGTATGCCACTATTGTGGCTCTGTCAGATTAGTAAACGTGACAGAAGAAAAAGAACAGAAAGAATTGGATTTAATCGCAACCAAAGAATGTGATTGCGAGAGAGCGAAGTTCGAGCGAAACAAAGAAGAGCAATTGGAACTTGCAGAAGCAAACTTAAAGCTCCTGATCGGAGACAAATGTCCCAAAGCGGTAGAAGGACTAACAAAGGTTGTTCCGTTCATCCAAGACTACGTCTTCACAGAAGTAACGGTTAAGTTAAACGAAGTATCCAAAGTACAGATGAAGATGAACGATAAAGGTTCAATCGTCATCAGTAAAACAGACACAATCAAAGACACGATAGGAGATTAACCATGGAAGTATTAACAAACAGAGAAATCGCAGAGCGTTATAACGCAATGCCATCACCCGATGAAAACGAAAAGTTGGAAGTATTATCCCAGGCCACAGAGATATCAAAGGACACCTTGAGAGTCATCATCGAGAACGAGAACAGAAAAATGTTTGAGCAGAAACTCGAAGAGAAATCTGAGGTCAAGGCAGCAGACGTATCGGACTTAAAAACCTTTGTTCCCGGAACAGCGATTTATAAGCTCATCGAAGAAAGACTTGAGACCCTTGACCACGTAATCAAGAACGCAACGAAAGAATATAAAGAATTGGCAGGATTCATCAATGGACGTTGAGCAACAGTTTCTTGAGATGTGGAATTCCGGGGTAAGGGCGGTAGATATCATGAACAAACTTGATTGTGATGAAAACTACCTCACCCACTTAAAGAAAGTGACACACGCAGCACCACGAAGAAACCGAGATGTTTCGAAACAAAAAAGCAATCGAGTGTGGGACATGGTCACACGCAGAGTCCCTGTCGAAGAAATCATGAAAAAAGAGAGCGTGAAGTTACCGTACATCCAAAACATCATTTACAAGCATGGACACACAATGAAAGACTTCTATGTCCGTAGACGAAAACTTGAAGACATTGAACCACCAAAGAACGGAGTCAGATGCACACCATGCGTAATGCATAAGTGCATTTACGGAACATCAAATTGTTGTATGTACTTGGACATCATGAAACACAGAAGACCGTGTCCTTCAAGTGATTGCACTTGTTTCAAACAAAGGCCCAAAAACTTCAAACAAAAGAGTTACGAAGGGAGAACGGAATGAATAAACAGAAACTGATAATCGTGCAAGGAATCTATGAATCAATTCAAAATGCAAAGGGTGCGTTGAGAGAATTTGCTCACAAGCATGAATCATGTGTTACAGGAGTTGATTACAACAGACAGTATGTGCAGATAGGAGACTTGGAGTTCTATTTCTTAACCATAGGGCAAGAGGTAACTTGGGGTCAAGGCAGGACGTATGTATACAAGAACGAATTGTATCATAGCGGAATAAAAGTTAAAGAAAGGTGAGAACCATGAGAAAGATACATTGGGAAATGATAGTAGTCATGTTAATTGGCCTGGCCATGTATGTAATGTCAAGGGAGATGATGTAATGACCAAAGCAGAAGCATTTAAAAAGTTAGAAATGACAGTTGGCGGATATCTACTAAGCGGACACGCAGACGATAGCACCTGCGGAGAGTGGCGAGAGATTCTCGAAACGCTAAAGCAAGATCAGGCAGCAGACCTTTGTGAAGATGCCGTAAGCAGAAAAGAGACACTTGACATGGTACAACGTTATCAAGAGAGACTAAAGAGTTATATCGGTACTCCTGATGATTCGATGGAGAACGCATGTGAAAGAGGACTTCTTCTAAGCATTCAGAGAGGGATTAAACGATTGCCACCCATAACACCAACAAGAGAACACGGAGAGTGGAGAGAAACAGGCGAAACAATCTTAACGTTCATGGGAACACTACTCTTTGAATGTCAATGTAGCAAATGTAAAGGCTTGGCCTTTTTCAGAAAAGAGAGTTTGGAACACAAGCTTGTAGGCGCAGATTTCTGTCCGTGCTGTGGAGCAGACATGAGGAAGGAGCAGAAATGAGCGACTTAAAAGGATATAGATGCCCAAATTGTGGGCAGATGCTTCCAATATCACGAAGTGGAATCTATACCTGCGAATATTGTGGAAGCCAATACAAGGCCGAAGACGAATACGGAGTTTTGAAGATTGAACGTCTTCCGTTCAAAAGCATTCAGCTTACGCTTCAAAAAAGAATAGCTCTTGAATATCTCATAGATAGACCACAAGAGATACTTGAATACTCACTTGAAGAGATGGCAAAAGAAATGGCGCAAAAACTTCTTCCATACATGGAATATGACATAGCTCAAGACCCTCTATGTATGGATTGCCGCATGAGAGGAAGAATAAGAATAGCAATTCCTGAGAGAAACCCCATTGAAGCAATACAAGCAATGTCGGAAAAGGTTTTAGTCGAAGAGGTAGCAATCGGAAATGGCTGCCCAATAAGGAGATGACGAAATGAGCGACTATTTTCACAAAATTAAAGTATCCAAGATAGATGCATCAAACCTAAAGCTTGTAGACATAGACACAAACAAGATGGCAGCAGACTTTAGAAAAATGCATCCGCAGATTGAAGTAGTTATTCAGATAGACAAAGAAATGTATAAAGAGATAGCGGAATTCAATGAAGCGGCTCTTAATCATTCAAATCCTTTAGACAGACTTATATATCGAATCAAGAACGGCACGGTTCTCCCGGAAGGACATGGAGACTTAAAGGATGTAAGCAAAATCAATTATCAGGCAGGAGTCTTTGTTGGAAGTGAAGGCCCATTACCTGTTATTCACAAAATTGCAACAATCGAAATGATTAGGGATTGGTTGCCGACCATTGTGGCAGCAGATGTAGAAAGCGAAGGTGAAAGCAAATGAGTATGTTTGACAATCACGAAAAGGACAATTTGTTTGATGAAGCAAGTAGATTTTTGGAGACACACACCATATCGACATTGCTATACATTATCTACACAGCAATCAGATACAAACTAGGAGAGGATATGGAATGAAAACAGGAGCGCAAATAGTATTAGGTATTGTCGCAGGAATAACCATAGTAGCGACAGCAGATAACATCCGAAAGATTTTGAAAGATCAGGCAGACTTAAAGAAGCAATTGAAGTCCTTGGAAAAAGAAAGCCTTTATAAGCAAATTGAAGCAACCTTTGCAAAACAAAAGAGAGGAATCGACCATAGCCCGGATAAAAAACGTAATGAGTTGATTTTAAAAGGATTCGAATTGGCAGAAGAAACTGTAGACGAAGCCTTTGGACATCCATCCGTTAGATGGAGAAGACTTAACCCGAAGGATTTCTATAGTGAAGAATTGTTAAATAACGTAGCAAAAGGCACTATGCCAATAATATACCCTAGAGAGGAACAGAAATGAAAAAATTTGCAAGGTTAAAACATTTCAAAACAATCTGTCGGCATAAAGCTGTGGTGTATCGAGAATGCAAAGCTTGTGGAATTGCATGGCAAGGAATTATTCATGACTTATCAAAATTCAGCAAAGCCGAATTTTCAGCTTCAGCAAAATACTTTCAGGGGGACAAATCCCCAATAGATGCTGAAAAAGCCGAAGTTGGATACTCAATGGCATGGCTGCATCACAAAGGATGCAACAAACACCATTGGGAGTGGTGGACAGATTTTGACAGCAACGGAAGAGTAATAGCAAACAAAATCCCCTATAAGTATGTTGTTGAGATGGTTTGCGATTGGATTGGCGCAGGAATGGTTTATAGCGGTGAAAAATGGATGCAGGAAGAACCATTAAATTATTACAACAAAGTAAGAAGTGGCCGCCACTTCCATGCAGACACCGAAAGATTGTTGATTGTAATGCTTACGGCAATAAAGGACAAGGGTCTAAGTGAGTTTCATAAAATGGCAAGGTGCGAAGGTGAGTATACGTATTTTGAATCGATTTATAGACAGCCGTAAGGAAAGAAAAAGTGAGGATCAGGAATGAAATACATATGGTTAATCATTTTAATAATTGCATACGCATATGCATGGTGGAACGCATTTAAAGACATCAAGTATTGCTACAGACATTTTAAGAGACCATTTGAGCATTTAGCAGATTGGGTACAGATGTTTATAACAGCGCACATAGTGATTTTGATATGTGCAAGTTTCATTGAATGGTTGGGAGCGAGGTAAAGCATGGCTGAAATAAAAATTAACCCGGAAGAATTATCAAAGAGTTTAAAAGAAAAAATTTTTAACGCATCATACATAGACCGCTATCCTTCGGGTAGAGAAGAAACCACTTCAGCGGTTATGTATAGGGGCAGAGAAGCGGTAACACAAGCAATTGATTCATGGATAAACGAAAACCTGATCTCTATACAAACCGAGATATCATCTCTTGAAGCAAAAATATATGCGTATGAAGCCATCATTGCAAACAGTAACTTCAAAGCAGCAATTGTGAAAGAGAAGAAAGATGAAGAGCAATTGTACCCGTACATGAATAGCATCAATGCAAACATGGGAGAGTTTCGACTTATTTCTGCTGAAATCGAAAATAAACTTGGACTTCTCATGACAAATCTCGACATCTCGTTAAACGAATTAAACAAAGACATACAGGAGTTGAAGAACAAATGAAAGACTTTTTCATATCGTTTGGATTAATGATGATTCTCTTTATCATAATCATTTTCTGTGAGTTATGCGAGGACAAGAAAGATGAATAGAAGGCAGAAGAAGAAACAGGCAAAGAGAAGAGTAAGTTTTGCAAACTTAACAACATTGGTAACTTTAACGGAGCTACGGAAGATTAAGAGAATGAAACACGCAGATCAGGTTGAATTCGTGTTTGATAAGATTCACGGAATCAGATAAGGAAGGCGGTAGCAAATGTTTTGTCCAAAATGCAGAGAGAAAACAGTTGTAATAAACAGCCGGGAAACAATAAACGGAGTGCGGCGAAGAAGAGAATGTCCAAATTGCGGACTCAGATTCACCACAAAAGAGTTGGTATGGTTGGAAGAGATGACGGATTGTGAAAGCCGACTCAAAAGAAAAGTCGCATTGTTACAAGCAAGTTTAAACAGCATGAAGGATTTATTAGGGGAACACGATGAGCAAAGCACTAGAGGATGTGATTAACGAGTTATACGGATTGGCTTTAGACCTGTTACATCAAGGACAGGAAGAAGAAGCACTTAAGTTAGCAGCTCTTATTGGGAAACTTTCGGGGGGTAATCAAATGAGTTTTTATGGGGATCAGGACGTTAAATGTCCGTTCTATTCAAAATCAGATATCGCATCCATAAGCTGTGAAGGTGTTGAAAACAACATGGCCACTAAAAACATCTTTAGATTGCCATCGGGTGCGATGCTGAAAGAAGATAAAGACAAGTATATGTGTAAGTATTGCAATTGCGACTACGAAAAATGCCGAGTTTACAAGATGTTGATGGCAAAATATGAGTAAGAAAAGTCCCTTCGGGGACTTTTTTTAATAGTCATAAGAAATGAGTGGATAAGTAAAGCGAACCGGGTGATAACCCACCACTAGATGTGGAAAAGTGCATAAATACAACATATTGCGGTGAAAAAGTGGTGTGGGTAGAAAACCGAACAAACCAAAAACTACAATTAAACCATGCAGACGAATAAACAAGAGGTTTCGCATACCTCAACAGGCAGAAAGCCGATAAATTGGAAAAAAATTAAATCAGAATACTACAAAGGTTCTTCGATGACTTCTCTGTCAGAGACCTATCATGTCTCAAAAAGCACGATTTCCGTAAGAGCAAAGAAGGAAAAGTGGCAAGAAGGCAGGGAAAAACGCAATAAAAAAATCGAACAAAATGTAGAGAAAGAAATTATTGCGAAGAAAACCGAGTATGAACAAGCCTTTTTAAGTGCCTTATTTGAGTTAACCACCAAGACGATGGAAGGCATCAAATGTTGTGCGAAGAAAGACTCAAAGTCCTTAAGAAACTATGCATCAATTCTAAAAGACCTAAGAGACATTGGTGTATATCGTTCTAACCTCGATGTCGAAGAGCAGAAAGCACGTATTGAGAAGCTAAACAGGGATGTCGAGAAAGACACACCCGGAAACACTGTATTTGAATTGGAGTTGTCGGATGAGTACACGAAATAATGTGACAAAAATACTTCTCCCAACACCTACAGAGAAGCAGAAAATCCTTCTAAAAGAAACGCACAGACACGTTGGATATGGCGGGGCGAGGGGTGGCGGCAAGAGTATGGGTGTCAGAATGAAGTCAACAATTCTTGCAGGTGCGTATCCGGGAATCAGGGAAATGATTGTCAGAAAGACATATCCCGAATTATTGGCAAACCACATCTTACCCATGATGGAGATGCTTCATTGCGGAAACAATAATGGCTTTTGCCGATACAACGAAGCAAAAAAGATGATGATATTTGCCAACGGCTCATACATCATGTTTCGATATTGCGATAGTGAAAAGGATGCAGATAGATACCAAGGAACAGAAGTAGACGTTTTGTTTTTGGATGAAGCGACAATGCTTACCGAGACACAGATAAAGAAGTTAAACACCTGTGTGAGAGGTATCAATAATTATCCCAAGAGGACATATTACACTTGTAACCCCGGTGGAGTAAGCCACGGATACATAAAACGTCTTTTTATAGACAGAAAATTCAAGGACAGAGAGAAACCTGAAGACTATGCCTTTATACAGAGTTTGGTAACAGACAATGAACCACTCATGAAAAGTCAGCCTGAATACGTTGCAGAGCTAGAATCTCTTCCACCTGCTTTAAAGAAAGCGTGGTTAGAAGGCAGATGGGACGTATTCGAAGGAGCATACTTCGAAGAATTCAGAGAGACACCCGATGCCGAAAAGATTGCGGCAGCAGGTCTAACCGAAGAAGAAGCCTTGATGCAAAGACGTTGGACTCATGTTATTAAGCCGTTTGACATTCCACCCGATTGGAAAATCCTAAGAGGATACGATTGGGGATTCGGAAAACCTTTTTCATGTGCGTGGTATGCATTATCACCCGAAGGCAACGGCCCTATGAACGGAGTTCTTTACAGAATCCTTGAATTGTACGGATGTACAAGCACACCAAACGAAGGTGTTAAGTGGACTAACAAGAAACAGTTTAAAGAGATAGCACGAATAGAGAATGAACATCCTTGGCTCAAAGGCAAAAGGATTCTAGGAATAGCAGACCCTTCCATATGGGATGGCTCACACGATGCAAACGGTGTATCACCTGCACAAGAAGCAGAGAAAAGCGGACTGTGGTTTGAGAAGGGAAACAATGAACGTATTCCCGGATGGATGCAAGTAAGAGAGCGAATGAAGTTTGATGAAAACGGATACGCAAAGCTTTACTTCTTCGAAAATTGCAAAGCAATCATCAGAACCATGCCTTTGATGATGTATGACGAACACATAGTGGAAGACCTAGACAGCGACCTAGAAGACCATGCCTGTTTAGTGGGAGACACACAAGTTCTCACAGATAAGGGATATAGGTGTTTCAAAGAATTAGAACAGGAAGGATACGTAATATCTCATGATGGGCAAAAACACAGATATAAAGATTGTGGCATAACCAAGCGCAAGGTAGAAGTGTTCGAAGTCGAATTAGAAGATGGAACAAAATTCAGAGGAACACCTGATCATCCAATAATGCTATCTGATGGAACATGGTGTCCCATATCTAAACTTTTAGGGAAGGATGTAAAAACATGGAAGTCATAGTAATATCGCCCAAACATCAGATGTTCAATGGAGAAAATTTTTATTTGTGCGGAAGTTATTATCAACACAATGGGAAAAGACTCCATAGAACAGTATGGGAATTTCACAATGGCGAAATACCAAAGGGATATCACATACATCACATCGATGGAGATAGAAATAATAACAGCATCGAGAATTTGCAGATGATTGAAGGGAAAAAACACGGACATCTTCATGGCAAAGAAGAAGCAAGAATAGAAAAGTCAATGGAGAATATGAAAAAGGCACAAGTTGAAGCCAAGAAGTGGCATGGCTCACAAGAAGGATATGCTTTTCACTCTCAATTAGGCAAAAAGAATTTTGAAAACCGCACACCGATAACGTACAAATGCACTTATTGTGGCAAGGAATTTCAAAGTAAGCGTATTTTTGGCGAAAATAGCAACCATTTTTGCCATCAGAATTGTAAGGCAGCTTTCAGAAGGAGAAGAGTTAGAAATGAAGGTAAAAAGTGTTAAGCGTGTAGGAGAGGAAGATGTTTATAACATGACTGTCGAAGACACGCATGACTTTATCATTCAAGGTGGAGTAATTTCCCACAATTGTGATGACCTTCGATACGTATGTATGTATTCACCCACACCACCAAGAATCATTCAGGAAGAAGAAGTACACTTCTTCGACCCATTAAATCAATATACAAAATCCAAATATTAAGGGGGTTTATATGGCTAAGAGACAAGCACAGAGCTTAGAAGCACAAATTGCCCAAGCAGACATAGACAGAAGGGCAGCAGAGATGGCAATGCCTACTCCACAGGAGATTAAAGACAAAATCACGGATCAGGAAGTGATGAAGGCAGCAGAAATATTGAGAAAGTACAAGGAAGGCAAAGCACATCTTGAAAACAAAATCATTGCAAATGAACAGATGTGGAAGCTCCATCAATGGGAAGAGTACAAGGCAAAGGTTGATAAGAATTTCAAACCCAAGACAGCATGGCTGTGGTCAAGCATCATAAGCAGACACGCAGATGTCATGGATTCTTATCCTACGTGTAACTTTAGACCTAGACAGGAAGATGATAAAGCCGAAGCAAAAAGATTATCGTCAATTGTTCCTGTCATCTTAGAGCAGAACCACTACGAAGAAACCTACTCAGACGTTGCACTTTATATGTTAAAGCAGGGCGGATGCGTACAGGGAATCTTTTGGGACACAAGTAAGCTTAACGGACTTGGAGACATTTCGGTTAAGAAAATTGACCTCATCAACCTGTTTTGGGAACCGGGAATTACCGACATCCAAGAGTCAGAAAACCTCTTCAACACAGAGCTTGTATCAAACAGAATCCTTGAGCAACGTTATCCACAATGTGTGGGTAAACTTGGTGGACAAAGTATTTCCCTGGCCAAGTATCTGTACGATGACAACGTATCCACAGACGGAAAATCGGTTGTAGTGGATTGGTATTACCACACAGAGTATAACGGCAAGAAAGTTCTTCAGTATTGCAAGTTTGTAAACAACATTGTGTTGTACGCTACCGAGAACGATACGGAAGTACCCACGGCAGATGCAATAGACCCGGTAACACAGCAACCTATAAAAGTACCCACAGGCCCTTCAATGGCAGAGAGAGGACTGTATGACCACGGATTGTATCCATTTGTTTGTCAGGCATTATATCCCATTGAAGGCTCTATCTGTGGTTTAGGTGTCATCGATGTAGCAAGAGATGCACAAATGCAGATAGATGTAATGAACCATGCGGTAACAAGCAACACAGCACTTGGAGCAAAGCCAAGATACTTTTCAAAGAACAATGGCGCAATCAACATGGAAGAATACACGGACTATGAGAAAGACATAGTCAACGTAAGCGGAAGCCTTGATGAAACAAACATCAGACTCATCGAGACTAAACCTTTGTCACCGACTTATGTAGATGTCTTAAGCCAAAAGATTGATGAGTTAAAGTACGTAACCGCAAACCAAGATGTAAATAACGGTGCCGCACCCAATGGAATAACAGCAGCATCCGCTATTGCAGCCTTACAGGAGACAAGCGGTAAGGTATCAAGAAACTCAAACAAGGTGTTCTACAGAGCGTTCAGGGAAGTATGTTCTCAGATAGTTGAGCTTATCAGACAATTCTACGATGTACCTAGAACCTTCAGAATTGCCCCGGACTCAATGGGAGAAGAGTTTGTTCAGTATTCAAACGCAGGACTCACACTCCAAACTCAGAATTTGGTTGGAATGCCCATGGGCCTTAGAAAGCCTGAGTTTGATATAAGCATCACGGCAGAAAAGGCAAATCCTTACAAGAAGATGGAGCAAAACGAGTTAGCACTTAACTTTTATAACCTTGGCTTCTTCAATCCTCAGATGTCGGATCAGGCACTTGCTTGTTTGGAGATGATGGACTTTACAGGCAAAGACGAAATCATGCAGAGGATAAGGTCAAACGGAACGCTTCTTGAGATGTTAACACATTTTCAGCAGGTGGCTCTCACATTGGCACAGAAGTACGAACCAAAGCTTGTACCCGATTTGGCAAACATTGTAATGGGTCAGGGCGGTCAGCCTTTACCTTCCGGGGAAGAAGTTGATTTAGAAACCAATGAAGAACCCACACACATGGCGAAAGCAAGAGAACAGGCAAGGGAGACAACACAGGCAGAATGATAAACATAACATTTACAGACAACGAGAAATCAGAAATCGTCCTTGAGATAAAAGGACACGCAAATTATGGAGAAGAAGGCAAGGACATTGTATGTGCAGGTGTATCGACATTGTTCTACACCTTGGCAAACGTCTTGGAAGACAACAAGAAGATGCTTAAGACCCTTAACTACGAAATGGAGAAGGGAGAAGGCACACTCTTGGTAACTCCCAAGGAAGAATACCAAGGAAACGTACAGGTCATGCTGTTAACCGTTCTCACAGGATTCAATTTAATGGCTTCAAACTATCCACACAACGTAAAGCTAGTTGTCGGAAGACGAGTAGAAAAGGGTGTGGGTAGAGAAAAAGCATAGACAAAAAGTAACATGATTATAGAGCCGTTCACTATACGAACAGAGACCAAGAAAGGAGCGCATATGCTCAAAGAATTTGACATTCAGTTGTTTGGCGAAGGCGGTGGAGAAGGTTCTTCAAGCGCAGAAGGATCAGGAAGCACCGAATCAGCCGTGGTAGACAACGCAGCAGGAGAAGAAATACCTGCCTTTATCCCTGAAAAGGCAAAGGACATCTACAGAAAGGCAAAGAATGCAGAGCTTCAAAAGCAGAAGAATTTGAAGCCGAAGGCAGCAGAAGTCCACGAAGAGTCGAAACCACCGATTCAAGAATCCTCACACATACCATTTGAAGACTTGATTAAGTCTGATGAGTACAAAGAGGAACACAAAGCCTATATGGACAAGACCATAAGCAATAGGCTCAAGAAGTACAAGGACATCGAGGCCAAGGATTCAAAGATGAGTCAGGTATTATCTGTGGTAGCGCAGAAATACAACCTAGACCCATCAGCAGAAGACTACCTAGACAAGCTAACGGAAGCGGTCAACGCAGACGATGCCTACGTAGAAAATTATGCGATTGAGCATAACCTTTCAAACGATGAAGCACGTAAGCAGATTGATATGCAAAGAAGGCTTGATGCCTACGAAGCAGATAAGAAGGCAAGAGAGGAAGCGGCAGAAAAGAATGCCCGAACCCAAAGACTTGTCGAAGCTGCTGCAAGGGCGAAAGCGGTTTACCCGGAATTCGATTTGGAGAAAGAGATGCAGAATGAACGCTTTGTTCGTCTGTGTCAGGCAACAAACGAAGACGTATTGGCCGTTTACCAAGTAGTACATCATGATGAGCTTATGCAAAGACAAGGATTGGCAATCTCACAGAGAGCATCTCAGCAGATAGCGAATGCCGTTGCATCGAATTTCAAACGTCCTGTCGAAAATGGTTTATCCTCACAGGCTTCAGCAATCGTAAATCAAGATTTCCGACATATGAACCTAGCTCAGGTCAGGGCATATGCGGATGAGCAAAGAAGAGCGAGGAGAAACTAAAACATCTCCTTGCGAAAGGAGACCATTATGAAGAAATTTAACTTACAGCTTTTTGATTGGACAGTACGCACAGACCCCGGAACACTTGAAGTTAACCCTGTTAACAGAACAAGTGACAACACAACAGGTAACGATTTCTCCCCCACAATGAAGACCTTCTACGATACTTCTCTCTTAGAGAACGCAAGAGAAGCATCAGTCTTCACTCAGTTGGGTAAGAAGCAGCCTATGAAGGGCAACAAGGTTGAATGGAGAAAGTTCAACACCTTCGAAAAAGCTCTTGCACCTTTAACAGAAGGTGTTATCCCTGCAGGTAAGACCTTTGGTATGACCAAGATTGAAGCCACCACAACACAGCACGGTGACTACACAGCAGTATCAGACAGACTTGAGCTTGAGTCTTATGACGATGTAATCTATGGCGCATCCGAAGAAATGGGCGCAGCAGGTGGTGAAACCTACGATACCTTAACAAGAAACATCATCGTAGCAGGTAACTCAGTAGCTTATTGTCCTACCATTTCAGGTTCAACAGAGACAGCCGTTGCATCAAGAAAGGCTCTTGATAAGACAGCAACATTGACCCCCAAGATGGTAAACAAAGCTGTTACATGGCTTAAGAAGAACAAAGCACCTAGATTCTCAGGAAACACATATGTAGCCGTTATCCATCCTTCAGTTGCAGAAGACCTTCGTGAATCAGCAGAATGGAAAGAGTTCCACAAGTACGCAGACCTTGACCCCATCTTCAAGGGCGAAATCGGAACACTTCACGGATGCCGTTTCATCGAATCCAACGAAGCAAAGGTATGGAGAGGTGAAGACCTTACAGAAGGTTCAAGATACCTTACTGTTAAGACCGCCATCACACAGGCTTCAGCAACAGTAGCCGTTAAAGAAGCAATCACTTCCGCAGATGCAACAGCACTTGCAGGAAGAACAATCTTTGACGAAGACGGAAACGAATACACAATTTCATCTGCAACATCAGGTGCCGCAGGTAGCGCATCACTTACACTTTCAGCAGCAATCACAATTTCTGCAAACAAAGTGTTAGCACCTACAGGTGGCGCAGCATCAGGTGATTCTGTATACGCTACATTGTTCTTGGGCAAGGATGCATTTGGTGTACTTGAACCCACAGGCGAAAGCTTTGAGATGATTGTAAAGGACAGAAGTCAGATTGGCGGCCCTCTCAATCAGTTCTCAACAATCGGTTACAAGTTTAACCACGGTGCGAAGATTCTTTATCAGGAAAGAATGCTTCGTGTAGAATCCGGTTCATCTTACGCTGATACAGACGAAGAAAACTAAGATCAGGAAGGGGGAGATTCGCCATCTCCCCCTAAAAGGAGAAAAAACATGGCAGACGAAAACAAGAAAGAAAAAGTTGTATCAGAAGATACAAAGAAAGAAAAAAAGTTAGTAGAGAGAACGCTTCCACTTTTGGAAGACCCCAATGCACCACAGGAAGAATACTTCAGCGTTAACTTCAAAGGCTATCGCATTAAGCGTGGAGTAACGGTTAAAGTCCCGGAAGAGTTAGCAGAAGTAATCGATAACGCAGACAAAGGCAAGGTAGCTGCATTAAAGTATGCACAAGAAAAAGCCTTGAGAGAACCTTAAACAATTGGGGGATAGGCTTTAAGCCTTTCCCCCTTTTTTAGGAGATAAGAGATGACAATAAGAGAAGCCATAGACAGAGTAGACACATCAAATCCGAACACAATATCAGAAGAAGAGAAAATCAGATGGTTATCCCTTCTTGATAATTCTATATATACAGACATCTATAAGACACATTACTTAAACCCCTGTGAAGAGAAGAGGACATTTGAGCCTTATTCGGTAGACAACACAGAGAAAGAGTTGTTTGTGCCTTATCCTTATGATGAGTTATACCCGGCATACCTTCAGATGAAGATAGACGAAGCCAACAAGGAAACAGACCGTTATAACAATTCAGCGGTTATGTATAACTCATACTTAGAAGACTACACACACCACTATCACAAGACTCATAGACCCATCAATAGAAACAATTTTCGTATTTGGGGGTAGACATGAATACATATCCTTACTTAAACAGCATCAGAAGATATAAAGAATCAATACAAACCTTCGCAGGCCTAAATCATAACGCATTCTGTTCCGAGGAACAGTTCTACGATATGAAGAATATGTCTACGAAGGATTTTCCATTTGTATCGACAAGACCATTAAGAGGTAAAATCGCACCATTAAATAACCCTTTGGGCCTTATGTCCAAGGAAGAGTTGGTATGGGTTGATGAGGTAACGGAGAATAACGAGACAACAGTCAAATTGTTCATCAACGGAGTAGCAAAGACCACACCCACCTTGGAGAACAGCGAAAAGAAGTTATATAAGATGGGTGCTTACATCATAATCTTCCCGGATAAAGTATGGTACAACACCAAAGACGATACATCGGGAACGATGGATGCAAGTCAAGCATACGAAAGCACATCTATCACCATGACACAGGTAAATGCCAAGGGTGAAAACATCACAATAGATGGCCAGGCCGTAGACGGACATTATAAGTTAAACACCACAGACGGAAAGACCACCTTAATGGTATATTCCGCAACGGCAAAGATGTGGATGAACGTAGCCACTACCTACTTTAAGATTTCGGCAACAGACATGGGAAAGAACTTTGAGAAGGGCGATGGTGTAAAAATAACAGTCGATATGACAGGCATCACATGGGACAGAGGTAATTATATCTTTGTAAACGATGACGGAGATGGTTTAAGGTCAAATAACTTCGCCATTAGTGACAAAGGCGATGATTACATCATCGTAACAGGATTGTTAGATCAGGCAACAAGAACCTTTACCTTCCCCTTATTCAAAGCAGAACGAAAGGCCCCGGACATGAAGCACATTTGCGAATGTCAGAACAGACTGTGGGGATGCTCTCTTGACGGACACGAAGTGTACGCTTCCAAGTTGGGAGATTGTAAGAATTGGAATTGCTTTGCAGGAATATCAACAGACTCATGGGCGGCTACAGTAGGCTCAGACGGAGTATTCACAGGAGCATTTGCTTACATGGGATACCCCATATTCTTTAAAGAGAATTCAATTTTAAAAATCTCCATTTCATCATATGGAGCGCATTCATACAAAGAAATCGAATGTAGGGGAGTGGAAGAAGGCTCAGACAGAAGCTTAACTCTCTTAAACGAATTGCTTTACTACAAGGGAACAGACGGAGTCTGTGTGTACGATGGAAACTTTCCTCAGAACATCTCCGATGCTTTGGGAAAAGAAAGATACACAGAAGCCATTGCCGCAGGAGTAAACGATAAATACTACATCTCGATGAAAGATGAGAATAACTCAAAAACGATGTTTGTATTTGATACATTTACAAACCTTTGGTCAAAAGAAGATGCTCTGTATCCAAAGTACATGGTTAAGCATGACGGAGATATTTTCTATATAGATCAGGATAATTATTTGTATTGCATCAACCACACTCAAGGCACAGAGGAACAAACAGTATCTTGGTTCGTGGAGAGTGGAAACATCGGATACAGAAGTGCAGGAAGTAAATCAAGAAGTCTCCCGGACAGAAAGTATTTGGCAAGAATGAACATACGAATGAATTTATACATGGGAAGCCATGCATCATTCTATGTAAGTTATGACTCATCCGATAAGTGGGAATACGTATTTGGAATGAGTGGAAAAGGAATCAATTCATTTGCTGTTCCGATAAGACCACACAGATGCGACCACTTTAAGATAAAGATTGTCGGATCAGGCGAAGCCAAGATTCTTTCAATCACCAAGGAGTATGAGGAAGGAAGTGATGTTTGATGTTATCAACCTTTAATCTTCCGGGGAAGAACGTATCTCCCGACAGACAAATGGCGATGATGCGAACATACTTAACTCAGTTAAAAGACGAGATTGAGTCGGAGTTATACAACGTCAAATGGGAGAACCTTTCAAAACCCCTTCAAGACAAGATTAACTCCCTTGAGAAGTACCAAGCAGACTCTGATGACAAGATAAACTTCATCAAAGCCAATTACGTTGAAGCGGATTACTTGAGTGCAAATTATTTAACCGCATCTCAGATATCAGCAAATTACGCAACGTTTGGATGGGTACAAGCCAATTATGCATCATTTGTATGGGTGGAAGCCTTGGATGCAATGGTGGGTAACCTTAACGCTAAAGCAATCACAACAGATAATTTGAGCGCACAAAGCATTGATGCAGGACAAATCAGATCAGGCACAATTAGTGCTGCAAGAATCAATACACAGTCATTATTTGTAAACACAGGTTCTTCGCTTGAAATAAGAGCGTTGAATGTAATCACAGGAATGATAAACAGCAAATCACTCAGTTGGGTTCAACGTAGCGCAGGTGGATACTATTTAGTTGGTTACGATGGCGGCCCTGCATAAAAGGAGAAAACATGAATTCACTTGATTTAATAACACTTAAGAAAAACATCGAAGACGAATTAAACAAAATCGACATACCTAAAGAAGCACTTAGGCTGATTATCAAAGAAGTATACGAAGACGTAAGTAAAGCAGCACTAAATGAAGCCTTGCAACAGGCAAAAGAAAAAGAAGAGGGGGAGAGCAAAGATGTATTACAATCCGTTGGACACTCTGAAGAAGATTCAGAATGCAAAGAATGAGCAGAAGCAAAACTCAATAGGCAATCAAGGTAAGGTAGGACTACAGGCAGGAGTCATAAAGCCACAGGCTTCACCCGGTATCAATCCTGATTATCAGTATAAGAACAAGG